CGCTTTCTCTCCCTCCTGGGGGGTGGTGGGCTACCCTGTGGGGCATGGGGTATGGGGCCGCCCACCGCCGTGCTCGAGCTGAGCTGCTCGCTGATCGGCCGGTTTGCGTTTGGTGTCGGGCTGCGCCGGCGACCGAAGCGGACCATGTCCCGGCGTTGGCGGCGTTCCCGCCTGGCGAGTGGCGTGGCCAGCTGGTGCCGTCGTGCGGGCCGTGTAATTGGTCGCGTGGTGGGAAGCAGGCGCATCATCGTGACAATCCGAAACCTGTGACTTCGAGGAGATGGTGATGGCTGGTAGGCATCGTGACGCTGTGGAGCGGCTGCTGGAGAAGGCCGAGGGCAACCCGGTCGAGGTTGAAACGTTGCGTGGGCTCGCTGATCGTTGGGACGAGATCGAGCAGTCGGGCGAGGGCGGCGGGCAAGTGCCTCAATTGGCTGCAGTTCTGCTCAGTTCAGCTGCGTTGCTTTCGATTCCCGAGGAAGATGCCTTAGCGGCGTTGGAACGCGAGCTGATGCGATGAAAACGCCGGCGGCGTTGTACGCCACGCCTGCGAGCGATTCCACCAGCAAAGGCCCGCATTTGGCGCGTGTCGCCGAGCTCCTCGGCCTGGACCTGTTCGGCTGGCAGCGTCAGGTCGCCGACGTAGCCCTCGAGGTCGACGACGACGGCGCGTATCGGTATCGCACTGTCGGCGTGTCTGTAGGCCGTCAGAACGGCAAGACAGCGTTGCTGACGGCCCGTATCGGCCTCGAGCTTCTGGCCGGCGGTCAGGTTGCTTACACGGCGCAGGATCGTGGCGGCGCACGGCTGAAGTTCCTTGAGGCTGTGGAGCTGCTGCGCCCGGCGCTCGGTGCCCGGTTCGATCAGCTACGCCTCGCCAACGGCTCCGAGGCATTGACGATGAAGAACGGCGGCAGCCTGCGTGTCGTGACGCCGTCAAGGGAAGGCGCACGTGGTCTCACGCTTGACCTGGTGGTGATCGACGAGGCGTTGGCTCATAACATGGAGCTCGTCGGTGCGCTCGGCCCGACAATGGCGACACGCCCGTCGGCGCAGTTGTGGATGGCATCCAACGCTGGCACCAGCAGCTCGCAAATGCTGCGCCATTACCGTGACCTCGGCCGGGCCGGCGACTCGCCGACGCTTGCCTGGTTCGAGTGGGCTGCCGCTGAGCACGACGACCCGGACGCTGTGGAAACGTGGGAAAAAGCAATACCGACACTGCTCGAGCAGCACGGCGTCACGATTGACGCTGTCAAAGACTTTCACGGCACTATGAGCGCGGAACTGTTCGACCGTGAAATCTTGAACCGGTGGCCGTTGGACGCAGCTGACTACGTCCTTGACGTAGGCCAGTTCGCTCGGCTGATCGAAACGGACATGGCGCACGGCGAACGCCTCGCCCTCGGGGTCGATGTTTCACCGATGCGCGACACTTCTAGCATTTGCATAGCGTCAGTGACGCCTGAGGGTCGCTACCTGGTTGAGGTTGTTGACCATCGTGCCGGTGTCGGCTGGCTCCCGGCCCGTATCACCGAGATCGCTCGCCGCTGGAACGCCACCGTGGTAATCGACGCCGGCGCTGCTGCCGCTTCGCTGCTTCCGCATTTGCAGAACGTGGACCGGCTCGAGGTCGGCGCACGGGACTACGCCGCAGCGTGCGGCACCATGTTCGACGCCATCCACGACGGCACGCTGGCGCATTTGGGCGACACGCTGCTCTCTGACGCTGTCGGTGCGGCTACTCGCCGTCGCCTCGGTGACCGGTGGGCGTGGAAGCGCACCTCGGACGAGTCACCAATCACACCATTGGTGGCTGCTAGCCTCGCAGTGTGGGGCGCTGTAGCGGTCCCCGAGAAGCCGAAACCGATGGTGCACTGATGAAACACGTTGTTGCCCAGGCCGCCGGCCTGATCCTGTCTGTGGTCGGGATTGGCCTTGCCACGTCGAACTTGTGGGCGTCGGTTACTGCTGGCGGGCTTGCTGTTGTTGTCGTTTCCACAGCCCTCGAGGCCGGTAGGCGATGATCGGCGAACTGTTCAAGCGCACCGAAACGAGGGCGACCACGATTGAGCTGCCGCCACGCTCAATCACGTCGCAAGCCATCACCGGCCCGATCTCGGTCACCCGTGACACGCTGCTGTCCAGCGTTGTTGCGAATCGCTGCGTGGCGCTGATATCGGACCAGATCGGCGCTATGCCGATGCACGTCGAACGCAACGGTGAACGCATCCCGACACCGACGCTGCTGCGGGCACCAGAACCGGACCGCACGTACTCCGAGTTCATGTCCGCCCTCGTCGTCAGCATGCTGGTGAACGGCAACGCGTACATTCTGCTCGGCGCACGCGACAGCCTCGGTTTCCCGCAAGCAATGGTCCTACTCGACCCGCAAGCCATCCAAGTCACTGTCGTGGACGGGCAGCCCGTATACCGCACCAGCCGAGGCGTCATCCCGTTCGAGGACGTCCTGCACATCCGCAACTTCACACTGCCCGGCCATGTTGTCGGCCTCGGCCCGCTCGACTACAACCGGCAAGCAATCGCACAGTCGATCGCCGGCGACCAATACGCCTCAGGCATGTTCACCACCGGCTCAGTACCTGACGGCGTGCTGATGTCCGACAACGAGCTCACCAGCGATCAAGCCGTCGAACTGAAACAGGCGTGGATCGCAGGCAACGGCGGCCGCCAACGAGGCCCAGCCGTACTGTCCGGCGGCGTCAAATACCAGCCGCTCGAGTTCTCGTCAGTCGACATGGAACTGCTGGACAGTCGCCGCTACAACGCCTTGCAGGTCTGCACGCTGTTCGGCGTGAACCCGCACCTCGTCGGCGTGCCGACAACCGACTCCAAGACGTACAGCAACGTGCAACAGGACTCGCAGTTCTTCGTCCGTTTCACGTTGCGACCGCTCGCTGTCAAGATCGAGCAAGGGCTGTCGACGCTGCTACCTCGAGGCCAGCGGGCACAGTTCAACATGGACGCGCTGCTGCGGGCAGCGACTTTGGAGCGTTACCAGGCGCACGAGATCGCCCTACGGGCCGGGTTTATGACTGTCGACGAAGTCCGAGCCCTCGAAGGGATGGGAGCAGAATGACCGAAATCGAGAACCGCACGATCCCGTTCGACGGCATCGAAACGCGTGTCGACGACGACGGCTATCGCCACCTCGTCGGCGTGGTCGTGCCGTGGTCCGGTGAATATCGGATGCCGTCCGGCGTCACCGAATCGTTCGAGCGTGGAGCGTTCACCAAAACCCTCGCCGAACGAGGCGACCGCATCCCGCTTTACCAGCAGCACGCCACCCGAGACACGCTGCCCGTCGGCACGTCGGTCTCGTGGCAGAACACAGCCGACGGCCTCATCGCCGACTTCCGTATGGCACGCACCGAACGCGCCCGAGAAGTCCTCGAGCTCGCCGATGACGGCATGGTGTCCGGCCTGTCGGTCGGTTTCATCCCGATCCGTAACCGGTCCGAGATGCGAGGCGACCAGCAGCACGTCATCCGTGTCGAGGCCCGCATGGACCATGTCGGTTTCGTGGCTGTGCCCGCCTACGACGACGCCCGAGTCCTCGCTGTGCGCCACTTCGACCCGGACGACGAACAGGCTGCGCCACGCCTCGCCCGCCAGCGCGCCCATTTCCTTCTATGACAATCCAATCCGAAGTCATTTCTGTCGGCACGTCAGCCGCGCGCATATTGGACAACGAAAACACCAGCCGGCACGTCTATTTTCACGACGATTCAACCCACCCGATCTATCTCGGCGGCCCTGACGTGACGACAGCCAACGGGCTCAAAGTCAACAAAAACACAAACGTCGGGTTTTTCATCCCTGCAAACGAAGAACTGTGGGCGGTGTCAAACAACGAAGGCCAAACCATTTCAATCATGTACCCAAGGGACTAATCCCGCCGCCGGCTAACGCCGTGCGATAACATCAAAACCACGACGCGCCGCCCGTGACGCCGCCTGGTCGCTCCAGGCACCTCGCAGGCACCCGACGGACCACGACAACCGACCCGAAGGGAAACCACGCACATGCGTCTCCTCGAGCAGCTCGTCGCCGAACGTGCCGAGCTCACCGAAACAGTCGAAGGCATCCTTACCCGTGCCGCCGACGATCACCGCGACCTCACCGACACCGAGGACGCCAACCTCAACGACCTCAAGACCAGGGCCGACGCCCTCGA